ATTTTCTTTCTTTCATCAAATGCTTTTTGTTTATCGGCAAGTCTTTGTTGTCTCATGTCTTCATTTACAACTGGTTCTTGAATTTGTCTTGTCTCAACAACTCTGCCAGTTTGTTTAATGATTTCGCTTATCACACTTGTCAATTCTTCTTGCATTGCTTCTTTAACAAGTTGCTTAACAAGAGGTTTTAGCATTTTTTTTAATTCTGTTTGTGTCATGTTGTCTCTATGGAGTTGGTGGCTGAGTTGGTATTGTTCTCTTAAAGGAAGAAATTTGTTGCTTCAATTGATTAAGAAAGTCTTGTAACAATTGTGCTTGTTCTTTGGTAACATTTGATGTATTAAGTGCCAAATTTACAACTTGACAAGCATAAACACCAACAGCGCACACTAAAGCACCAAATGGTTCACTACTGGCAACGTGAGTGTTATATTTTATTTTTTGTTGATCGAATATTACATATAATTTTTGTAATTGTGTTTGTTTTGCTTGCTGTCTTTGTGGAAATTGTACTTGGCGCGTTGCTGGTGCTGCTTGTTGTGTTTGTTTTACTTGTTGTGTTTGTATTACTTTATTTCTTTTTCTCTTTTCTTCCAAAGGAGCGTTAATTGTTGGTTTAGCATCCTTAAAAGAATCTTTTACTATTTGTGATAAATCGTTAATAGTTTTCTCAAACTGTTGAATTGGCTTTGTGCCGTTGCGGATCATATCTCGTTGTATTTGGTCGTCTTTCTTGAACAAAAGAGAATAAACTTTATATAAACTAACCGATTTAATTTGCAACTTATCTAAAATTGTTTTAACTTTATTATATTCCGTTGCTACATCGAAGAAACTTTTTACACCTTTTGGAGCAACAGAAACAAGTTTTTGTTTGGCAGAACTAACGGCAGAGCCGATTTTTTGCTGAACATTGTCAAGAAAACCTTCTTGCAAAAGATAATTTTGCAATTCAACACGAACAATGTTTCTAAGTTTTGTTTCTGTAATAATAATTTTCATATTAAAAACCTATAAATAAATAGAGGATGGTACGATAAAATACCACCCTCTATATTTTTAATCAAAAGAAAGAATTACTTTTTGTTTTTTAATGGTTTCATTTTGTGATCAGCGTGTGCGCCTTTCATTTTTTTCATTGCTTTTGCTTTTTTGGCTTCGGCAAGTTGTTGTTCAAGTGCTGCTATTTCGGCATCAACTGGATCTGCATCTTCAACTTGTTGATCGGCAACGAGTTTCTCTAATTCTTCTTTGATTATACGTTTGAGTACGTCTTTGGTGAGTGTCATATTATATTGTTCCTTTTTTGAGAATATTGTTTATTAAACTATTGATTTTTGCTTCTCTGCTTTCAACCAAGGATGTTTTATTTTCTTGCATCATAAAAGCACCTTGAGTCGAAGGCTCGGAAACAATATCAAAACATATAAGTTGGAAATCGTCTTCTACTATTGTATCACCTCTGTTTTCTCTAACAGAACCTGTGCCTCTAGAGGAAATACCGATTTTAACATTTGCATTTATAAGTTCTCTTAAAACTTGTCCAGATGGAGTGTTAAGAACTTGGATTTTACCCATTACGTCTTTGCCGTTCCACCAAACTTCAGTTACAAGATGTGAAACATTTCTTAAGTTTATTACAGATTGTTCTGGGTGATCAAGTTCACCTAATGCTCTTCTTTCTTCAACGAGTCTTCTATAGTTTTTCATTTCTCGTTCAAGAACGGGATATGGGTAAACTCTACCATTACCATTTCTTGCGTCTGCCCTTTGCATGACACCAGATAGTATAAGACCACCGTTTTTAATAAAATGTTTATCGGATTCTGTTAAAACATCTTCACAATAACCATTTGGGCAAAGTTCATAAAATTCAGTTAAAAGTTTCTTTGACATTAAAATTAGTTCCTACGGCTAGGCCGTCGTCCTCTGCAACAAAGTCTAACAGGTTGTAAAGACCATTTGCGAGTCCAAAATGCTTGTCTTTTAGTTGTTGTCATATTAAACCTCGACTAAATTAAATAGTATCTTTATTCTTTATTTTCTTTATTGATTTTAATATTTAATCCAAAATCATTAAACAACATACATAAAGCATATGAAGTAGCAGAAGAAATAAACCCTGCTGCTAATATATTAAATTGAACATCAAACATAAACCAATTAAACAACCCAACCCAAAAACCTAAACACATTGGACACTTAAACAATTCTGCAATCTTTCCCTGTTTTGGTCTTATATAATTAAGTATAGTTCCGTAAATAAGAATTTGAGTTAGACCATAACAAGCAAGAATAAAACATAAAACTTCCATTATTTCCTCTGTTTATCTTTTCCTTCGCCAAGGTAAGCAATGTTGTAGTGCTTGTTGATAGAGTAAGCAGAAGTTCCAATAGAACCTTGTTTTGGTTTCTGTGGAATTTCTCCAAGTTCTGTAGAGTGTTCATCGTCTGGGTTAAGGAGGTATTCTTCTTGATCATTTTTAAGTTTCTCCTCTTCTTCCCAAGATGGTGCTTCTTCTCTAAAGTACTTGAATATTGCATATAAAACAACTTCTATTGGATCTGGTCCATCTGGCAATTGTTTTGGTAATGTTGCTTCAAGCGAACTATGAATATTGCCACCTTGAATTGTGGACGCATCAATTATACCACGTTTGTAAAGATAGTCAAAAAATTTGCTTTGTGTGTAGTAACTTCTATCATCCATTAAAACTTTAGAGAGTGCAAGAATTTTGTTTGTCTTTGGAGATATAACAATGTCCATATAAGGATGATCTTGAATTAAGATGTTTCCATCCATAGTTTTACGGGCATCTAATCTTATGACGAGATCGGGCTTATCTCTTAGTTTGATTACTATTTTCATTAGGAATTTAGTTCCTTAACTAAGGATTGGAAACTTAAAACACTTTCAATTATGTCTTTGTCAACTGGTCTTGATTTAAGTTCATCAATTTTGCCATTAAGTTTTTCTTTATCTGCTTCGCTTAAGTTATCACTTGTGGTTACAGCGTTTCTAATTCTTGAAATTTCTTCATTTAGGTAAACAAGAAAATCTATATTGTTGTCAGCATATGAAAGAATATATTTTGAGAACAATGCTTTTTGCTCTTCCAAAAGAGAGTTGGAATATTTATCGTTAAACTTTTTGATAATTTGTTTGTAGATTAAATTATCAATTGGACGCATTTTAGTTTCTTCAACTTTTTGATTTTCGCTAATAATACTTACAACTTGTTGCTCTAACAAAACTCTATGTTTGATTGAAACATTGTCATCAAAGAGTTGTGATATAGTTGCTAAGTCTTTATAGTTTGGAAGAAAATTGGAAAACACAGTTGGTTCCAATTGCTTGTTCATTTTGTTTATTACTTGTGTTTGTTGATTAAAAATATCGTTGCTGCTTAAAGAGAAATAAACTCTTTTTGCTTCTTGTATCATTTTGTCTGCAACTTGTTTATCAACACCTTTTGTTTCATACAAACTCTTATAAACGTCCAACTCTCTATGCAAGACAGAGGTTTTACCAAAGTGTTCTTTAAGAATTGACATAATAACTAATTTTCTTTTGTCATCTTTATTGACAATAGATTTAGTCAATTCTCTAACAAGAGTTTCGTAAAGAAAAGCGGTATTTCTTTTCTTATTGTGTTTAACTTTCACTCTTTCTTGCATTAGTAGATTTCTCCAAGTTTTCAATAAGTGATTTTATTTCTTTATTTGTTCTAAATAGTTCTAATTCTTCACTATCATAATTAGATTCGTTTGCTTCGTAAATTCCTCTGCCTAGTGCAGATAAATCTCTTATACCGGGAACAACAGCGTTTCTACCAGCCATAGACTTAAACTTGGACTGATAACTACGTGTTCTTGCTCCCCCTCCTCTATCATCACGTTGCTTTGGATAATAGATTTTACCATTTGAGTTTGGTGAATAATATCCATCTTCACGACGACCGGGTGGTGGTATTTCTGCTGCTCCCCCGCCTGCTTCTGCTCCTCCACCACCTTCTGGTGTTGCGAGCAACATGCTTTCTGGTTCCTCTCCAGCCTCTCCTGCACCTGCCTCTGGCGTTTCTGCACCTTCGGGTGCTGGTGTCTCTTCGCCACCTAAGCCAAGGCCAAGACCACCTCCACCACCACCGCCTGCTTCACCGGCTTCTTCTGGTTGTCCAATTTTTTCAAGTGATGCAGCAAATTTCTTGTCGTAGAACATTTCTCTTTGGATTTTAACAATTTGCTCATCGGACAACCCAAAGATGTTTTGTGCAACCCAATGTTTAGAGAAGTATCCTTCGGTAGCAGCAGAAGCAACATCAAACTTAACTTTCCAATGTTCAAGTTCTTGAAGTGCTGCAATCTTGGAAGGATTATTAAGTGAAACCTTAAATGAAATTAAATCTGTTCCACGGAACCCAAGAGTATAAAGATGGATAATGCCAATCTTTTCCAACTCGGCAACAACAACTCTTTGTAATCTTTGGATAGTTCTTGCAAAACGAATATCTTTTTGTGCAAGTGTTGTTTTATCTTCTGTTGCACCATCACCTCTAATCAAATAAGACATAGGCACTTTAAGTGCAGCAAATAATTTATCTCTAAGATATTTTACGTCTTCAATTGCAGAAGCGAAATTGCCACCGGGAAGCGATTCAATCTTTGTATTATTTACACCACCACGAACAGGAATAAAGTAATCTTCATCAACTGAGGTTGGGTTATAGCGTAAATCTACACGACCTGTATTTGAGTCAAGAATTTGATTTCTCTTCATTTGGGTCATGACTTTTTGCATGTATTGTTCAATATCTTCTGGTGGAACATTACCTACATCTACATAGAACACTTTACGTTCTGGAGAACGTGTAATTCTGTAGGCCATCATTGCATCTTCAAGAAGTGTTAGTTGTCTCCAAATTCTTCTTGCAGGGTCCAATACTGATGTACCATATGGTGAGTGCTTATCATTTCCAAGAATTCTAAAGTGTGAAATTTGCCAATTCTCAAATGTTAAACCACCAGAGTTCCATTGGAATTGTACGTAATTGGAATTTGTTTTATCTTTACCTTCCATCCTTTCAATTTGATTTGATGGAAGCCCAAGAGCACTTGTGATGCCAAGTTTATCATCTATATCGAGATATAAAAAGAAGTCACCATACTTGCACATATTTCTTGACCAACTGAATAAATTTGATTCAAGATTTAATGTCTTAAAGTATAAAGTTTCTAATATAGATTTGATTTCTTCGTTTGGACATTTGACCTTCAACATTGCTGTAAGTTCATTGTTAGTGGTCATTTCATCTGCGTAAATATCAAGAGCAGATGCTATCTCTGGCATGTATTCCATTTGGTCAAAGTCGATATATCTATCAGCACGATTTTGTGCTTGCATAGTTTTGGTAGATATATTTTCATAAGCAAGATATTCTGCTTTCTTGAAAGATAGACCTTGTGCAGATTGGAACTTAAACTTGTCTAATTGTGTTCTACGATATCTGCTTTGTGATTGTTGATCGTAATTGGCAATAGGACCAGAAAACAATTTGGTCAATTGCTTGAAGAGCAACGATTCTTCATTTCTTGGATTCTTGGTTCTTCTATTATCAGCCATTTTTATCCTTTAAATATCCAAATAAAGTCTTTCTGCAACTCTCTTTGTTGTAGTGCTTTATCTGTCAATCTGTTGTTTTGATTGTAACTCATCATACCAGATATACTAGTATCTAGTATCTTATTTGATTTTGTGATACCTGTCAATAACGCTTTTTGATATTCAACATCTTTTGTTGCATTTTGGAATACTGTATCTTTAACCCAACATGCAATTGACAATGACAAAACCAAATCGTCGTTATATCCTTGCATTGCTTGTGGTCTTCCGTGATGCCAAATAAATGTAGTCAATTCATTGTAAGAACGAACAGAGTTTATTCTTATCATTTTTGATCTGATAAACTCTTCCATTTTGGCAATTATCAAAGGTCTTGATTTGTGTGAAGTTGTAAAGCCGGGAACAGAGTTGGACATACCTTGTGCCACGTACTGCTCAACGAATTCAGTTGAACCTTTGGTTGAATAATAAATATTTTTATATCCAAGTGATATAATCTTTTCCAATACTGCATATCCAAGATTATTGTTTTCAACAACAATCATAGCACTACCATATTGTCTGCCTGTATTCATCAATAAGTTTGCAAAATCATCAATGTTAAGTTTGCCTTGATATTCTGCAACTTGTTCCATTGTATCAAGATTTAGAACGTGGAATACTGAAAAGTCTTTACCATCGCCACGGGCAACGTCTGCAACTAATAGGTATTTGCACTTTTCATAATAGTCTTTCCAAATCCACAAGTTTCTATCAACACCAAGTCTTAGTTTAGGTTCGGCAGATATTGAAGATAGGTATTCCAAGTCTTCTGCTGCAAGTACAGTTTCGCCAGATGCATTAAACGAACACTCATATTCTTGTGCGATTTCACGTTTAGAAAGGTTTTTAGTTTCTTTGTCAAACCACTCTTGGTTTCTTTCTGGATGGACTGACCAATGTAACTTAATTGGATGAAATTCGTTTACAGATGACTCAGCATCAACATATGTTTGATGAAACCAATTACCTACACCATTTGGAGTTGAGATAGAAATACAGCGACCACCTGTAGCCATTGTAGGATACAAGCCTGTCCATAGTTCTTGCATACCCTCAATAAATGCAGCCTCGTCGAGCACAAGCAACGACAGGGCTTCAGATCGACCTGCATCACCAGAAGTTGCAGAGGATTTAATTTGAGAACCGTTTGACAACTCAAATGAGTTTCTATTATCAATTGTTACAGTAGCAATCATAAGCCAACTTGGAACAGACTTGATAATATACTTTACTTTCTTAACTAAGTTAGATGCTGAAAGAAGTTTGGTTGCTAATACCAAAACGTTCTTATCTCTGTGAAACAACATTAGCCAAGCAATATAGCCAGCAACTACAGTAGATAAACCTAACTGACGGGCTTTGAGAATAACACTAAATCTGTGATCTTGAAAGTCCTTAACTACTTCCTCTTGAAACGGATACATCCTAAATGGAATTGGACCACGTTGAGGGTGTGAAATTTTACAATATGTATTTATAAAGTAAACTGGATTCTTACCACACTTTAATATTTCATCTTGAACTTGTTGTTTGGTAAGTTTATACATATCATATTAGTCGTTCTTAAACTTAACGTTTGATGGTTTCTTTGCCTTATCTCTTCCTAATTCTAAGAACTTTCTTGTTATATCTCTTGTAATGTCTTGGGAAGGTGGAGAAACAGGCTCAACGTCTTTTAAGGATGTAATTTTGTAATGTTTCTTTGCTTCTACTGATGTTCTTTGACGAGAAATTGGTTGAACAAAAACATGAACTTCTCCAACTGGCTCTAATGAAAGAGTTGATTTGGTTATATCTTTATATTCTTTTTTCAAGAAGGAAACAATCTTTTCAATTGTTTCCTCCATATCACCCTCAAAATCTTTCTTCATATAAACATCTTTCAACTTAATGTCCGAGGTATAAATTACAGTAAGCATGTTGCCACTTGTTTTTACCTTGAAACCATCAATAACTCTTGAATCAAGAATTGGATCACCATCTTCTCTTTTAAGACCAATGGAACGTTCTTTGGAATCGGAGGCATATTTTTCAACGTGGGAACCATCGTAAGCATTTGCTGCTGCTTGGTGAATTCCTTGAATTATTTCATAAGTGGTTGCCATGTTTATTCGTATCCTTCTTCGTCA